ACGGCGGCGAGATGAAAGGCAAGTATCGCCACCGCTGCCAAGTGGGGCGCTGCCGTTTCCGTTGCTGCCACCGCTGCCACCGCTGCAATCGTAGCGGGCTCCCTCAAGTCCATTGATGCCCTGGCAAAAACTAGTGATAAGCTCGGCATTGCCATATCTGATCTTCAAGCATTGCGCCAGGCTGCTGAGCTAACAGGCGTCGGCACTAACACGCTTGATATGTCCTTGCAAAGAATGACCCGCCGATTATCAGAAGCAGCACAAGGAACTGGCGAGGCCCAGGACGCGCTTAAAGAACTCAACCTTGACGCCTTAGCCCTCGCAAAACTTACCCCTGATGAGCAGTTCAGAGAGATCGCCGGGGCAATGAAGCAGGTCGGGTCACAATCAGATCGTGTGCGCCTGGCTTTCAAGCTGTTTGACTCCGAGGGTGCTGCTCTCGTCAACACCTTGGCCTTAGGCAAGTCAGGGCTGCAAGAGATCGGCGACGAGATGGATGCGCTTGGTGCTTCCATTACGCGCGTAGATGCCGCAAAAGTTGAAGCCGCCAATGATGCCATGCTTCGGGTTGCTACGGCAGCCGGAGCGGTCAGTGATCGGCTAACGATTGAACTGGCGTCTTCTATCACTGCTGTCGCTAACCAGATGGTTGCAGAGTTCAGCCGGGGCAGTGGTTCGCTTGGTACGGGAATGGCGGACGCAGTCGATGTTGGCGTTGAAGCACTGGCGGACTTCTTAGATGGAGCTGCAACCGTAACAGACTTCATCAGCGGCAATCCGATCACGGCACAGTTCGGTATCCTGGGGTGGGTGGTGCTAGGCCCTAGAGGGTTGCTGATCGGTGCGGCAATTGGTGCCACGTTTGACATTATTAAAGAGGGCTTGGCCGAGTTCGGAGTCGGCATATCTGAGGGCGAGGAAAATGCGCGCAGGCTTTTAAATATTCAAGAGCAGATTGCTAACCAGCAACAGATAATCGCCAAAGCAGGAGATGTCGGACAGCCAAGCGACAGCCCCTTTATTACAGCCGCAGAAGCTGAGATAAAATCTTTGCGGGCCATTGAGGCACAGTTAAAAGAAACGGTCGAGGGTTCTTCAGAAGCCCAAGACTCCTACAACGAGTTACTAAATAGAGGCACAGATAAAGCCAACGGATTTGCCGGTTCATTGCGTCGCACAGCAGAGGCACTAAGAGAGGCCCGCGAGGAGGCCGCTAAGGGTCTCGGGGACGCGCTAGGGGAAGAGTCATCAGATGGCCGGGGCACTAACACACCCGGCAAGCCAGAAGACGAACCTATAACTGGCACAGAAAAGGATAAGCTGGAAAAGCGCCTTGAGTCTATTCGCGAAGCCAACATGTCAGAGCGAGAATTAACGCTTGAAAAGTTTGACCTTGAAAATGAAGATCTAAAAACGGCACTTGAAAATGAGTTAATCACCAAGCAGGAATGGGCGGATCTGTCTGCCGGTCAGAAACAACGGGAAGAGGACAAGCTAACCTCTATTGAAGATAAAGCCTCAGACGCTCGAAAGAAACTAGCGGCCACTGAGGCAGCCTTTAAAAAGAAGGCGCTTGGCGATGCCCTTAGCGCAATGTCCACTTTGATGAATTCAGAAAGCCGAAAAATGTTTGAGATCGGCAAGGCGGCTGCACTGGCTCAAGCTGTTGTTGATGGTTACGCGGCGATCACGGGTGCATATAAAGTCGGCGCTTCAATTGGCGGTCCTGCACTTGGTGCGGCTTATGGTGCGGCGGCTGGCTTGGCGACATTCCAACAGATTCAGAAGATCAGATCAGCCAGCTTTAGCGGCGGGGGCGGCGGCGGAGGCTCAGGTGGCGGAAGTGGCGGGGGCAGCGTTACCCAAGGCATCAACAACCAATCGGAGCCTGTCAAGCCCCCTACTGAAACGATGGTCGCCAACCTAAACATCACGGGCCAGAACTTCGACCGGCGAACAGTGATTGGCCTGGTCGAGCAGATCAACGACTTACAGGAAGACGGTATGCGCATAAGGCTGAATACGGTATGAGCTTTGTTATTAGCCCATCAATCACGCCAAGAGTGCCCGGTGGCTCAAGCGGCTACGGACGAAAGGTTGTATTAAACTGGGGCGGAACTCGGATACTAGGAGTAAGAGAAAAATCAATAACCCTAAACGGTGAGGCTGTAAACATAACCTCAAATGAAAACAACGGCATACAAACGCTTTTGCAAGAGGACGCAGAAACCAGCGTAACAATTGAAGTTTCAGGAGTAACAAAATCTGCAGTGTTGCGCCAAGCTAAAGCTGCCGGTAGGTCAGCATTAACAGAAGATGTTACAATAACGTACGGAGACGGCTCTAGGATATCAGGTAGCTTTATGCTTAGACCCTACAAAGAAGGCCAAGCGTTTAAAGAAGCCGTTACATTTACGGCAACTTTAACAAGCACTGGACCAGTAACTTATGTTGCAGGCTAAATAATATGACGTTTGTTGTTAGCCCGTCAGTAGTCGTTAACAGCCTATCAGTGCCTCTTACGCACGCGCGCATCGGGTATGACAACTTCGTGCCTGCTGCAACAGTGACGGCCACAAGCGCCGAGGCTGTATGGCCCGTCGACTCAGTGCAGCGAGAGAACACGTTTGAGCGCTGGCAGCCCACGTCTGGCAATGGCAGCATCACGATTGATAACGGCACGGAAAAGCCTGCTGATTATATCGGTATAGCTGCCCACACGTTGGGCGCAAGCAGTTCAACGGTTACTGTTGAGCACAGCTCAGACAACTCATCTTGGACAACGATAGAAACCGTCTCGCCTGCAGATAGCAGCGCCATAATGGTGATCTTTGCTGAAGTAACAGACCGTTATTTCAGAGTGTCGGTGGCAGGCTCCACAGCACCTCAGATAGGCGTGATCTATTTGGGCGTGGCCTTGGCAATGCAGCGCGCTATATACTCAGGGCACACACCTATAACGCTTGGCAGGCGCACCGTTAAGCGGCCAACTAAGTCACAAGATGGGCAGTTCCTTGGCAGCTCAACTATCCGGAATGGGTTACAAACTGGCTTTGCATGGAAACATCTTAAAGCACAGTGGTATCGAGACAACTTCGACCCGTTTGTGAAGGCGGCTAGAAACAAGCCTTTCTTTATTGCATGGAGGCCGTCAAAGTTTCCGAATGAGATAGGTTACTGCTGGTCAACGAACGACATCACTCCCTCTAACATGGGCGTCCTTGATTACATGGATGTGTCTATGAGCGTCGAAGGTTATGCCGATGAGTGAGAACACGATTGGCCGCGAGCCATTACAGATCATTGAAATCGAACAGCCGCTGTGCTCTTTGGAGTACGGCGTGTCGCCATGCACGGCAGCCATTGGCGTTACCGGCAGCATCAAATGTTTTAACACCTCAAAGACCTGTCAGGACTTGCCGAACTACGCCCCTGAGCCATTGCTGTTGAGGTTCTGCAAACCACAAGCAACACAGCCAGAGGGTATCTTTTGCGTGCCTTCATTGCAGTCTGTCAGCACAAGCCCGACTCAGATTAACGTTGTTGGTGGTAGTAAATCAAAAGGACCGCTAGGTGTTCGAGCTGAGCTCTCAGTGTCATTCAAGGATCACCCATATTCTGACGTGCTGGTTGATAAGTACCGGACTGAGCGCGGCTACATTGCTACAGACAGGGGATCATACTGGAGCAAGTGGCTGGCCCGCAACCCGTATTACACGGGCTACATAATCCGCGTTTATGACGGGTATGTTGGGCAGGCTCTTGCTGATATGGGCAAGCGTACATACTTGATCGACACGTTCAGCGGGCCAGATAGTAATCAGAATGTAACCATCAAAGCAAAAGACGTGCTGAAGCTGGCTGACAATGACAAGGCTCAAGCTCCGATAGCGTCAACAGGCGAATTGATTGTTGATTATTCAGACACTGCCAGCATGGACCCTATGCGGATAACAGGCGGCATTGCATCAGAGTATCCTGCGCCAGGCAAAGTGCGTATCAACAAAGAGCTATTTTCGTACACGGGCGTTAGCACAATATCAGAAACAGAAATAAACATAACGGGCGTCACACGATCTATCAACGGCACTGATCCAGAAAGCCACGACGAAGGCGACCGGGTGCAGCTTTGCCTTGAGTACACCAACATCCGGCCAGATGATCTGACCAACGACCTGCTGACAACTTACGGCGCTGTGCCTTCTGGCTTTATTCCTTTGTCAGACTGGAGTGCAGAGGCATCGGTATGGCTTGAGCAGTTCAGGCTGTCTGCGTTAATCACAGAGCCCACAGGCGTCACTGACTTGCTTGGCGAGATTACAGAACAGGCATTGTTTTATATCTGGTGGGACGAGCGAGACGAGCAGATAAAGCTCAGGGCGTTGCGCCCGGCAGCGGGTGACTTTGTGAAGCCGATAGACAACTTCAAAAACATCTTGGCGGGCACTTTTGAACTAAAGGCAAAGCCGAAAGAACGGATCAGCCAGGTATGGGTATTCTTTGGTCAGAGAAATCCGGTGGAAAAACTGGATGATGAACAGAATTACCGGCGCGTAAGAGTTCGTCTAGATGGTGACGCAGAGTCTGAGTTACAATACGGTGAACGGAGAATCAGAAAGATATACAGCCGGTGGATTCAGACAGACGCAGTCGCTATACAAACAACGGTCAGACTGTTATCACGATTCAGGGATACGCCCGAATACATAGCCTTTGCGCTGGACGCCAAAGACCGGTCGATGTGGACAGGCGACTTGGCTGATGTAACTGTTGATAGTGTTGTTGATGTAACCGGAGCGCCAAGGATTTTACGTTGGCAGGTTATCAGCGCAGAGGAAACGGTAAGCGGTGAGGTCACGGAGTATCAACTACAACGGTTCGAGTATGGGGCACAAGACAAAGCCGCTTTTTGGATGGTGTCTGATGCACCGACATACGAAAACGCCAGTGAATCGGAACGCTTAACTGGCTCTTTCTGGGGCGATGCGTTTGGGTTAATGCCAAACGGCGACGATGGATATTCTTGGCAATGAGGATTGATTAAATGGCAACTTGGACAACGATTACAGATGCGGCATTAGAACCGGGCAAGCCGATACGGTCGGTTGATGGTTTGGCTTTAAGGGATAACGTGACGGCGCTTGCCGAAGGGGCGGCGGGTGCGCCCAGGATTGAGAACGCGGCGTTTGATGCGGCGGTCTTGGGGTCAGAAAAATTTCAAACAGGCACCACTGAGCGCGACTGGGTCTTGGCTCGGAATGCAGGGGCAGGTGCCGGGGTTATCGGGACGTATGCTTTTGCCTGGACAGCCTTATCTAGAGGTTTTGGAGCAATCGTATCCGGTGGGAACCTATTTCCTTCAGACACCGTAGATAGAGACTTCAGTTCATTACCTGGAACATGGAAGTGCATGGGCTCTGCGTCAGGTTCTAGTTCAACACTCTGGTTGAGGATTTCATAAAATGAACTACAAAAACCCAGTGTTCAACGCATCCGGCACCATAGACATGGAAATAAACCATCCTGTCTACGGCCCTATTCCCTTCACAGCATCCCCTGACGACACAGAGGAACACGGCCGCTTACTCTTTGCCGACGCACAGGCAACAGCAGCACCCTACGTTGCACCGCTACCTACGCTTGCACAGCGCAAGAAAGAAGTGGACGCGCTAAGAGTGCAGGTAATCGCAAGCGGCCTGCCTTATGACTTCTCTGACGGCCCTGGCACAATCCAGCTGAGAAATGAAAGCGACGTTCGCAACGTGATGGGCGTGGCAGCATCGGGGCAATCTCTGGCATCTATGGGAAGCAGCGAGACTATTTCGTTCAGAGACGCTGAGAACGTAACGCACGACCTGTCACCGAATGACGCTGTCCTGATGGGCCTTGCGGTGAGCGCCTTTATATCCGCGCACTATTCGACAGCGTGGAGCCACAAGGACGCAATGCAGACTCTCAGCGGCCAAGCGCTTGCTGACTACGATATAACCACAGGCTGGAGTAACTGATATGGCCCTCGCGCATTTTCAAAGAACATTCACTGACGCTGCAGGTAACATAAAGCCGGGACTTGCTGTCACTGTGCGGCGTGAGTCTGACAACGGGCTGGCTGCCTTGTTCGCAGATGCCGGCAGCGTTACGGCGAAATCAAATCCGTTTAATACTGACGCCAATGGGTATGGTAGTTTTTACGTTGTCGATGGACGATACAGGATTCAGGCCACTGATATTGATTGGCGGAATGAAGACCTTATCAGTATTGGGCAGGCTGTTAATGACCACGTTGCATTGCCTGACCCGCATACTCAATACACTAAAGCTCCGGCCCTGCTGGACGGTCTCCGCCGGTCTGTGGAGGCTGCTTCAGGTGGCAATATGACTGTGTTTTACACAGCTAATGGACTCCCATCGTATTTTACAAGGATTCCCCAGTTCCTCTGTGAAGATGTTGTGAGTGGTGGTGAGATTGGTACAGGTGTACATGAAGCTTTCATTTTTGACGGTGTTGAAGACTCAGAAATCTGGGTGGGGGCTTACCAAGCTTCTATAATTAATGGTGAAGCTGTCAGTCAACCGGGAGTAGCACCAGCAGTTAGTATAAATTACGACAATGCCCGCACAGCTTGTCAGAATGCTGGCACAGGTTTTGATATCCAGACTAATTGGGATTGGGCAGCTATAGTATTGTGGAGTTTGGCAAATGGTTTTGAGAGTCGTGGCAACACCAATTACGGACGCCACCATGACAATCGCTGGGAGGTGGGGACACGTCAAGAGGGTGGTGTTGTAGGGAGTTCTAGCGGTGTTGGTAAGATTCTTACGGGTAGTGGCCCAGCCTATTGGAGGCACGATGGCACCTACTCGGGTATCTCGGATATGGTGGGGAATGTTTGGGAGTGGTGCAGTGGCATGAAAATTGTAGACGGACGAGTTTTCTTGAGTGCTGATAATGACATTCCGATTGAGAGCTTGTATGCAGATAGTGGTTTTGACATTGACGACAGTAACCCTTGGTCCTCATTAAATACTACCGGAGCTAGTGAGGCCCTAAAAAGGGCACTGGTGGCTCCCAAGGGTATTAATGACCCGATAGGCCGACTCTACGTTAACGTATCGGGGGAACGGCTCCCGTCCCGTGGCGGCCATCGCAACATTGCCGGCGGTGCCGGCCTGGGGGCGTTGGTCCTCGGCAGCCCCCGCACGAATTCGGATTCGAATATCGGGTTTCGCCCCCGCTTTCGCAATCTGTAATCTGCACATCAGTCATCCGCTTGCCCTGCGATAGCGGGGCGTATTAGGCCCCAACAATGCAGCAAGAAGATTTACAGATCAGGCTCAAAGTTGAACAAATGATCCATTACGGCTATGCCGCTTTGCGTCAATTTCCAAAATCTGAAAAGCACGTTCTGTCTGCTGAAATACGGCAGTGCATGTACACCATTTTGCGCCTGGTGATTGTGTGTAATCGCCGCTATTACAAAAAGACGACCATGCAGGATCTGGACGCAGAGCTGGATTTGCTGCGCTCACTTGTGCGGCTATCGCATGACCTGGAATTCCTGCCTTTCAAACAGTACGAAGTATGGTCACGCCATACGACTGAAATTGGCAACTACCTGGGCAAATGGATGCAATGGATGAAACATGAGGCTGCCAAAAAACCGACAGCCACAAAAGAACAAGGAAAGTAGTCAAAAGGGTCTGGCGTTAAGTGGCTCCCGTTCCGTGGCGGCAATCGCAACAATGCCGGCAATGCCGGCCTGGGGGCGTTGAACCTCAACAACCCCCGCACGAATTCGAACTCGAATATCGGGTTTCGCCCCGCTCTCAGTTCTTGTTGGGCCAGAAGTTGAAGGGCCAAGGCCTTTCATCCAGCGCTCAACTGAAAGGACGCCAGATCCACGGCAGGAGCCGAAAAATATTTAGAGCGCTGCGCGTAGTACCCGCAACAGGGAGGCCTGTGGCGCTCGCCCACTATTTAGAGCACGGCATGGCAAAAACATTTAACGGCATCTTTGATGGAATAATCACATTTGAATCGCTCTATCACGCGTATTTACGGGCGCGCAAAGGCAAGCGCAAGAGCTGGCCTTGCAGGCATTTTGAGCGTGACCTTGAGGCTAATCTGATACAGCTGCAAAACGAGCTGATATGGGGAGAATACCGGTGCGGCGGATACCGCAGCTTTTATGTAACCGAACCTAAGCGCCGCAAGATCACGGCGCTAAGACTATTTCGCGATCGCGTCGTCCAGCACGCCATCTTTGCTGCCATAGAGCCAATCTGGGAAGCGAGATTTGTTTCGGGCAGTTATGCCTGCCGCATAGGGAAAGGTACACACGCAGGTGCCGACAAAGCGCAAGAAATGTTACGCCAATGCCTGCGAGAACACGGTGAAGTGTTTGTTCTCAAGGCAGACATTAGGAAGTATTTTGCCAGCATTGACCACGAGATACTGCTCAACCTGCTGCGTCGTCGAATAGTCGATAAGCGCATCATGGCCGTGATTGAGGAAATCATTCATAGCTACAGTGAGCCAGAAACACCTGGCAAAGGCATTCCGATCGGAAACCTGACTAGTCAGCTGTTCGCCAACATCTATCTGGACGCTTTAGACCAGTGGATGAAGTGCCGCCGCCAGGAGCGCTGGTACGTGCGGTATATGGATGACTGGATCGTAGTGCATCCTGACAAGCGCCACTTGCAGGCACTGCGCATCGACGCCGAAGCATGGCTGGCCGACAACTTGGAGCTACAAACCAATCATAAAACTTTTGTTTTCCTGTTCGGCACCACGGTGGGCGCGGCCTGGATTTCCTTGGCTACCACCTTTGGCCGAATGCCCGCAGGCTACGAAAGGCCAGCTTGCGGCGACTGTCTCGCCAGTTAAAAGAATGGCAGAGCGAGTACGCCAGAGGCCAGATTGACCTAGCCCATGTGCGCGAAAATTTACACAGCTGGACGAACCACGCCCGGCACGGCAACGCCATCCCGGCTGTTGCTGCCATGCTCAAAAGAGCCACTTTTAGGAGATGTCCTGATGGATGCCATGGAACACGAAGACGCAGTAGTCGAAACTCACGAAGAATGGGCGCTAAGAAAGCGCCGCGAATCAATGAAGGTTACGAGGTTTCAAGCGAAAGCCGCGATGATCCAGGCGGGTCTGCTGGATGATATTCAGGTGGCGATCGATGCATCAGAGGATCCTCTGGTCGCACTAGCTTGGAGCGAAGCTGGCTTTGAGAGGTTGAGCCCTTTTGTCGCACAGATGCAGGCAGCTATAGAGCTGACTGATTCTCAGCTTGATGAGCTGTTTGATGCGGCGGGAGGTGTTACATGATCTACGCACAGCACTTTGACGCCGAAGAATTCCGAGAGTGGTCCGACGACATGAGCCCGCGCCTTGTTACGATGCTTGATGTCCTTCGCTTCAGGCTGGGGAGTCCCATCGGAATATCAGCAAGTGAGTACGCCCTTGGCCGTGAGCTTGGCAGGGGCAAGATGTCGGAGCATAACATTGACCACTGGGGCGAAGTGCTGGCCGTTGATTGCTTTATCGGCGGAGTGTACAACAGGGCGCAAGTTGAGGCTGTTGTGTATGAGGCTACCGGGATCGGCTTCACAGGCATCGGAGTGTATTCTGATACTACAAACAACCAAGGCGAGGAACAGGTCATGTTCCACCTGGGTGTCAGACCTACTGAGATGATGGGCAGCCCTGCAACCTGGGGGCGGGTGGATCACGACTACACCAGTTTGATCGCTGCCATCCAATCAATTAAGGCGGGCTAACTATGAGCGCATGGGAAAGCATAAAAGAGACAGTCGGATCAGTCGCACCCATGGCAGGGTCAATGCTTGCCGGGCCTGCTGGTGGCGCAGTGGGTGCTATGATCGCGTCTGCTTTAGGCGTAGATAAAAACCCCGATTCGGTGGCAAAGGCAATCAGGGCAGACCCGCAAGCGGCGATTAAGCTACGTCAGATTGAATCGCAACTAGAGCAAACAAGGCTGGAAGTACGCGGGCAAGTGGTGCAGGCAGAAGCAACCGGAGAATCATGGCTGCAAAGGAACTGGCGACCGCTGACTATGGTGTGGTTTAGCGCCCTGATCGGTGGGTATTGGTTTGGTTACACGCCAGACAACCTGTCTGATGAAGCCGTGCTCTCACTCTTCGGGCTGATCAAGCTGGGACTTGGCGGGTATGTCATCGGGCGCAGTGCTGAGAAGATCACGAAGAGCGCGGCGGGGTCGGGCTTGCTTGGCAAGATTTTGAAGAAGTAAAGGTATACAGCGGGCCTGAATGTGCAGATACCTAATAAGGGCAAGAACATACCCATAGTGGGCAGAAAGACTGAGTTCGCGCTGATGGTGGCCGTCTTTATCGTTGTCAAGTTACTTATGCTAGTATATTGGATACACACTAGCATTGAGCGGGTAACTCCATGTCGTATGTGGAATTTGCAAACACGGACCAGCAAAAAGAAGTAGCACGGCTAATGGAGGACGGCTTAACAGGTGAGGCGATTGCCGAAAAGGTAGGCAAAGATCCTGGTAACGTAAGAAAGGTTATGGCCCTACTCAAACAACGAGCCGCCCCCAAGTCTATCCCCGAACACTCAGGCACCATCCCCGACGGCTACAAGATCAAAGGCACCTCTACACTTTACAAAGATGGTGAGCCAGCGCTGCAATGGGTCAAGACTAATCAGGACGCCGAGAGGCAATTAGAACTGATGAAGGAGGCCATATCGTCTCTATCCGAAGACCTCCCAAGACTTGATCCAGAATCCCCGCCAGATAATTCAGATACCGATAACAATCTGATGGCCGTCTACCCTCTGGGCGATCCGCATATTGGCGTTCTGACATGGGGCGAAGAGACTGGACAAAACTGGGACCTTAAAACAGCGGAAAAGAAGTTCTGCAAAGCGTTCTCACGTCTAGTTAAGACCGCCCCTCAGTGCGACCACGCTGTAATTGTTAACCTGGGCGACTACTTCCACGCTGACAATATGGAAGGCGTTACAACGCGGTCAGGGAACTCTCTGGACGTAGACACCAGGTTCGCAAAGATGATCCGTGTCGGCTTTAAGATCATGCGACAGATGATTGATTCTGCTCTGTCGCATCATAGGACCGTGAAGGTAATCAACGCGACTGGTAATCACGATGACACTAGCAGCCTGTTTTTATCCGTCGCGCTGGCCAATATGTACGAGTCAGAGCCCCGCGTGATTATTGATGAGAGCCCTACACCCTTCCACTATGTTGAGTGGGGGAAGTGCATGTTTGGCGTTCATCACGGCCACAGCTGCAAGCCTTCAATGCTTCCGGGTGTTATGGCTGCCGACCAGCCCAAGATGTGGGGCAGGACTGAATACAGGTACTGGTATACCGGGCACATCCATCACGACACAAAGAAAGAGTATGCCGGGGTAACTCAAGAATCATTCAGAACACTGGCAGCAAAAGATGCGTATGCCACATGGGGTGGGTATAGATCAGGGCAAGACAGCAAGTGCATCGTGCTAGACAAGCGATATGGGGAAGTCGAGCGACACACGGTTAATCTTGCAATGATCTAGCCACAAGCTAAGACCCGACCTTACTCGTCCGGGTCGAAAATTGCAAACAGCTTTGATACAATGCAAAGACAGAAGCCAACCCATTGACAAGTGAGCCATAGCAGCATGTCGCTTAAAACCTTCATGGAATCGACCTCGCATAATCTGAGTATTAAGTTTGAATCATCTGCTCCTGCGGCGTCTTATGCAACCAATGGCTTCGTGTTTACCTGGGGGGCCATGACATTTAATCAAATTATGATGCTGGTCGGTACAGTGTTAGCCCTCGCCACCTTCGCTGTAAATTTCTACTTCCAAAAACGCCGGGACAAGCGAGAGCAAAGCCTTTACGCCCTGCAATCTAAGCAAGCCCGACGACCTCTCCCCGAACCTCAGCCCGATAACCCGCCAGAATAATCTTGAGCATAACCCTATTGCTATTGTGATATCTTTGAAGCACGTCAGGTTTGATGCCAAGCTGGGTCGTAAACTCCTTGACCGTCAGGCCGGTTTCATCGCGGATGCGCTCTTCTAGTGTGTGGCGTTTCATGTCCCTTCCTCTGTGTTTTTGCCCACAAGCGCCTCTGCCTGCTTCCGCAGAATGAAGGCTCCGGAGCTGCCTTCTTTATTAATTTGTTCTACAGCGTGATCCCACACGTCAACAGGTGAGTGCCCGCTGGATTGGTTATGGTCTTGCATGTTATCGCCGCACATGCAAACGCCCGAATCGACTTGTGCGTACTTGATCAAGTCATAAAGTTCAGCTACTCGCGACTGAAGTTGGTCAATTTGAATATCCCGATGCGCCAACTCTGCCGCAATGTCAGACTTTCTGTCCAAGCCTTCACCTGTCATGGCTGACGTATGACGAGAGTAGTAGTCTCCCTGCTCAATAATGTCGCGTTCTGTGTAAAGTTTACTCATGGTCTTTCTCCTGCTGTCGTGGCTTCCAGTGGGTAACGGTATTCTCCAAAATATATGACTCGGAGCCGCCGCCGTTCCAGTAGAAGTCTCCATCAAGCTTCGACCAGCACGCGACTACAGATCCGTCTGTCATTTTTATCCACACGTCGAGAACGTCCGGCAACCGATCACTACACTTAATCCACTCCGGCACACTCACAGCCTGGCGGCTGGCAGGGTGGGTATAGAGCGGGATCGTGTAATACCCATTCGACTTAAAAGAAAAACTGTCTTCAGCCGCCGACGTGTCACCGTCCCACCAAGCCACCGGCTCACCCTCAAGCGCTTGGCGGCTGGCCTGCCACGCTTCACCTTCACAAAATGCTTCACATGCAAAGTTGGCAGTTTTATAAACATACTTATCCGTGTCGCCTTTTTTTAAAAGACTCATGTGAGGAAACGCTAACTTTGCCCACGCTTCAAACGCCTTTCTTGATTCACTCATCACCCTGACCCCTCTTAAAGTCAATGCACTCGCGGTCAATGCGCGCCGGAGCATCTTTATCCAATACTGCCTCAAGCCAAGCAGCCGGATAGCCTTTGCTATCTACTAGCCGCCACTCGACATCCTCATACTCGGGCGGATCACAGTCACCCGGGCCAGCACCTGAGAAAGTGTGCTGTCTCCATGGCCTAGCACCGCTGTAGCTAGTGATCACAACCCCGCAGGGTATGCCCGCCACGGTTGTTTCAAAGTCTGCACACAGGCGCTTCTGTGGCGTAGTGCCGTTAATTGCGTGGCGTAGTGCAGCGCGTGCGGTGTTGTATCGAGCCATGGCCGGGCCTACTCCACGCTTTAGAATGTTCGCGCACTTCCATTCTGCCAGTGCCAGGGCTACTTGCCACTTTGCCGGGGCGCTCATGATTCACCTCTAGCTTCAGCCAGCAAGTCGTCAATAGTTGTGCCTAGTGGCATCTCCCCGTTTTCGTTTAGGTAGCTTAGCGCCTCGTACATCTTTGGCGCGGCGGCGATTAGGTGGGCGTTTTCAGGTTTAACAAGGCTTTTGTAAATTGACCCTTCAACGTCACATATTACGTCTTGCTTTATGTTAGCCATGGTAATTATATCGTTATGTGCAGAACTAAACCTCCACGGTCCCGGCGTAAACTTTGCGTTGCTCATACGTGCTCCCCTTCTGCATACTTCGTTGTCATTGGCCGATAGCTATCGTCGGCAGTTTGGTCGCACAGTTTACACTTCATGTGCGGTATGACGTGCTGGTGATAAGTCGCATCATCATAGCCGTACCTGTTCAAGTCTTCCTGACCGCAATGCTCACACTCCATGATCGCGGTGAAGTCCCTGCGGTGCTGCTTTAAGATCTTTTGTATCTTCATTTTCCCCGCCTCTTCTGGTCGATCATGTGTACCCGCGATGGCTTTCTGCCTTTGCGATCCATGACAATTATTGTGATAACCAGGGCGACCACTGCGCCGCCGATTATTGCTAGGTCTGCCAGCATGTTGTAGTCCATCAGTTTACAATCTCTGTGACGGCAAAGCGGTCAACTTCAAAGTGCGGGCTGTACTGTGCGTTAGCCTGGTCAACTGCTTCGCGCTCTGTTGCTGCCCTTGGGTAGATGACAAACTGAAATTCGCTGTATGGATCTGTGCTTAGCATTACAACTCTATAATCGTGCATGGTGCTCTCCGTTTTGTGTGGGCGTCCTTGCCCGGATTATAATTAATGCTTTGCAGAAATGCGGGTTAAGGTTTTGTCAGACCGTGGCCCCTTGTCACTTCTGTACAAGTCTTCAGGCCCGTCAACCACCTCGTAAAAATACCAGTGCTCTTCTTGGCTTACGCGTACTGTGCTGCCGTTCAGATCTTTGTAATTGCCGATAAATGTGCTCATGTCTTGTACTCCGTTATTCCCCGTAGGGCTTTTGTTAGATGTAAACTGTGTCAATTGGCGAAAAGGGCCAGGTCTTTTCTGATGTTGCCCAGTGTGCTTCGGTGCGCTTCGCTACGCACTCGTTGATTTTTACGAAATCGCCAGAGGTCGAGGTGAACGCTGCGCCTGTCTTGATAGCCTGGAACTCTACTTTAGTCATGTCTATTCTCCGTTGCGTTGTTGTCTCTGTATGTCTACTAATATACGCAACGCTGACCGGCCTGTGAAATACCGATTCGGACTTAAAAATCCCTGCTTATAACCAAATCAGTCACCATCCCGAAACGAAGCGATCAACCCGTCTGACCACTCCATCAGCGCCCTGGTCTCGTCAGGCGTAGCCACTGACCCGCCCCTGAGCCTGTTCAGCCTGTTAGCTGTCATAAGCTGGCATTCACGGTCATACTTGCGCATAAGCTCTGTGAGTCCACGCTCGACTAGCTTCTGCGGCATGCTCTCGAATTTCATGTGCTGCTTCAGTGTCATCTGTTCGCCCTCACTATTGCGTTGTACCGAGTCCGGCACTCTTTTGAGCAAAACGCCCCTTTGGTTGCTTTGCCGCACACCATGCACCTGCCTGTGAGCGAGTCGTTGCCGGTTGCTTTTATCACTCGCTCCTGATCTGTCCAAGTAGTTTAAACGCTTGATCCGACAGCCGGACAATCTCGCGCTTATCGTACTGAGCGCGGGCGTTCATCTCGGTCAGTCGCTTTATCAGATCGTCTTGCTGTGC